ATCTCGTGGTTCGGTGGTAAGGGGCATCTCGCCCGGTGGATAGTGCGACACCTGCCGCCCCATAGACGATACGTCGAACCGTTCGGCGGAGGGGCTTCGGTGCTACTGGCAAAGCCACCAGCAGAGGTCGATGTTTATAACGACATCGACCAAGCGCTGTACGATTTCTTTGTGACTTTGGCTGACCCCGCGGAGTTCGAGCGATTCTATCGGCGGGTTGCCTTATTACCGTATAGCCGTCAGCTGTATAACGAATGCCGTTGCACCTGGCAGGAGCAAGAGGACCGTCTTGAACGAGTCTGGCGGTGGTTTGTCGTAGCCAGACAATCGTTCAGCGGGGCCTTCGCGAACAGTTGGAGTAGTAACGTCACAAGCTCACAAAGAGGCATGGCAGCAACGGCAAGTAGATGGCTGTCCTGCCTAGAAGATCTGCCACTCATCCATGCGCGACTCCAGAGGGTGCAAATCGAATGTGCCGACTGGCGGGTAATCCTGGAGCGCTACGACACGCCCGAGACATTGTTCTACCTGGACCCGCCTTACGTGCCAGAAACGCGGCGCGGCGGCGGGTACAAGCATGAGATGTCGACTGAAGACCACATCGAACTTGTTGAGCGATTGTTGCAGATCAGCGGAATGGCGGTGCTCAGTGGCTACCCGACCGACGTCTATCGACCACTGGAAGAAGCTGGCTGGCACAAGGTGCAACGCCAGACATCTTGCTACGCAGCAGGCAGAACCCGCACGACTGGCCTAATTGGACCGGGAGCTGCGTCTAGGATGCAGCCCCGTACCGAGTGCCTATGGATTAAGTCAGGGCCTGTGCGGTCACTAGATAGCTACCTTGTGGAGGTACAAGAATGTGGCTAGCAATCGCTACGTTATTCATCGGGGCATTACTCGGCGCGCTGGTGATGGCGCTGTGCGCCGTGCGGCGCATCGAGGAGTTGGAGCGACTAATTTCGCCTGCACTGCTCGACCGGATAAACCAGTTGGAGCGGTGGCTCGATCAGGCGATAGACGAGCGAGATGCTGCTCGTAGGTGGAGCAGGCGCTGGCATGCACTGGCGCGTGCGCGCGATAGGCAGCTTCGCAACGTGTGTCAGCATGCGCAGAAGATGGCAGACCTAGTGCGCGACTATCCGCCTGAAACGGGGGAGGCAGTCGACTTGGCACTATCGCACTGATTGCGCTGCTCGCGATGTTCGCGGTGTGTGGCATAGTGCTGTGGCTGATGCAACCGAGACGAAAACGATTGCCGCCGCAGCCGGGCAGCTACGAGTGGATGTGGGATAGATGTGTGTAACCTAGTGTGGTATAATGCAAGCAAGCGCGGCTCTATGGCCACCATCCTGAGCGACTATGCTCACTGGGTGGCGGCTTTTGTCGTTTTTTGGTGCTATGAAGATCAGATGTGAGCGTTGCAGGAATATCATAGCGGCGTACATCGCCGGCTGCTACGTGATCACGCGGAACGGCCGACAGTGGATCGGGAGGGAATGCATCTCGATCCGCTGCGAGAGGCGCGGGACGATTTGGAGACCACAAACCACTATGGGGCAAAATGGGCCAGAGCAAGGTGAATCAGGCACGCATACAGTCACTGGAGCGACAGCGGCAGGCACTTGAGTTACGGCGCCAGGGTCTGCGCTATGAGCAGATAGCTAGCAAGCTGGGTATTGATGTATCTAATGCTTGGCGATTGGTAATGCGCGCCTACCAGCGCTCGCTCAAGCAGAACGATGCTGAAGCGGAGTTCAACCGCAAGCTCGACCTGGAGCGACTCGACGCAGCGCTGGCCGCGATCTGGCCACAGGTAAATGCAGGCAAGGGCTGGGCCATAGATCGGCTGCTGGGCATCCTGGAGCGACGAGCCAGGCTGCTAGGATTGGACAGCCCACAAAAGCAGGAGACAGATATTGGTGAAACTCTTGCACGAGTCCTGGAAAGACTCGCTGGTTCGAGCGGTTCAGCAGACAACTGATGCCATCGCATTCGCGCGGGCCTGGCTCGATTGGGAGCCGCATGAAGGGCAGAGGCGCTGGCTCTTGGCGCCGGAGCGCCCGACGGCCGTGCTTGTGACGGGCCGAAGGTACGGAAAGTCCGAGTGTGCCGCCGTTCAGGCACTTTACTATGCTGTGTTTCGCCCCAAGACACGCCAAGGTATTGTGTCTGTCACGCTCGACCAGGCGCGGCTGTCGTTCGACGTGGCCCTGATGATGTGCCAGCGGCAGCCGTTGTTGGCGGCCCTGGTGGACAAGGTGCGCGAGACGCCCTTCCCGCTGCTCCGGTTCAAGCACGGCAGTGAGATCACGGTCAGGACTGCGGCTCGGGAGGGCATCTACCTTCGCGGTCACAAGTTCCATCGCTGCATCGTTGACGAAGCCGACTATCTCTCTGAGCGACTAATCAACGAGGTTGTGCGCATGACGCTGGCCGATGTGGGCGGCCAACTAGTGCTCATCTCTACACCGAGAGCGCGGCGGGGGTTGGTCTATCGCGAGTTGCAGCGTGGTTTGGCGGGCGATCCTGCCGTGTACGCTCAGCAGGGCGCGACATGGGAGAACCCCAATGTTGATCACGACTACATCCGTAGCCTGCGCGATCGGATGACCGCCTCGGCCTGGCAACGCGAGGTCGAGGGCGTGTACGCTGACGACGACGCTGCCGTATTCGGTTGGCAGCATATTCAGGCCGCTTATGAGGCTGCCGACTGGACACTGCCACTGCCGCCCGATGCGAAGAAGCGTTTCGTCTGTGGCGCTGACCTAGCCAAGAGTGAGGATCATACGGTGATTACGGTCCTCGACGCCACCAGCAAGCCGTATCGCCTGGCCTATTTCGAGCGCTTCCAGCGGCTGCCCTGGCCGGCGGTGGCGGCTCGGATTCGCGAGGTGCACCAGCGTTATGGCTGCCATCAGACACTAATTGATGCTACCGGTGTTGGTGACGCGGTGCTGGACGAGGTGCGCGATGTGGCCCAGGGCTACGTGTTCACCCAGCGGAGCAAGCTCGATCTCCTGACCAACCTACAGGTGGCCCTAGAGAAACGCGAGGTGCAGTTTCCGTTCATCCGTGAGCTGGTAGACGAGCTACAGGGGTACTCGTTTGACGACAAGGCGCTGCAAACAGACTGCGTGATGAGCCTGGCGCTGGCTGTCTGGGCGGCTGGCCCGCGTGGGCGGGTGGAGTTTGCACCGAGTATCTGGGGGTGAAAAATGTTGAATGTAGTTGAGCGGCAGATTCAGGAGATAGCGGCACTGGACGAGATCGCGCGGGCCGCCCGATTCAAGCGAGCATGGGACGCCTACTACGGGCGGTTCCAGAAACCGCTTAAGGTAAAGAGCGGCCAGCCCGATGATAATGTGCTGGTGAACTTTGCGCGGGTGGTCGTGGATAAAGGGGTGTCGTTTCTGTTCGGGCAGGATGTCGGTTTCGAGATCAGCGAGACCGAGGAGACGGCGGCTGAGGCGTGGCTGGATGCGGTATGGCAATATAACCGCAAAATGACGCTGTTGCAAAAACTGGCGCTGAATGGTGCGGTCTGCGGCCACGCATTCATCAAGATTCTAGCTACTCAGCCCTATCCCCGCCTGGTGGTGTTGGACCCCTCGACGGTCACTGTTCGTTGGGAGCCTGACGATATTGAGACCGTGGTGAGCTACCGCATTCAGTACCCGGCTATCGATCCCCAGACGGGCAAACCCATTGCCATCAGGCAGCTGATCGAGCGGGACGGCGACCGGTGGCACGTCACCGACCAGGTGAGCCGGCCTGACTCGGTGCAGTGGGTAACGACGGGTGAGACCGTCTGGCCCTATTCGTGGCCGCCCATCGTCGATTGCCAGAACCTGCCGGCGCCGAACGAGTATTGGGGCATCAGCGACCTGGAGGACGACGTGCTGCAGTTGAATCACAGCATCAACTTCGTGCTCAGCAACCTGGCGCGCATCATCCGCTACCATGCGCACCCGAAAACCTGGGGCAGGGGGTTCACGGCCAACCAGCTCAACATCGCCGTAGACGAGACAATCGTGCTCCCCTCCGCTGATGCGGAGCTGCGCAACCTGGAGATGGTGAGCGATCTGTCCAGCAGCATCGCGCTGTACGAGCGGCTGCGGGAGGCGCTGCATGAGGTGACGCGCGTGCCCGAAGTGGCAACCGGGAAACTGAACTCTGCCGGAGCGCTCTCAGGCGTGGCACTGAGCATCCTCTACCAGCCACTGTTGGAAAAGACAGAGACGAAGCGGCGCACCTACGGTGACCTGCTGGTGGAGTTGAACCGACGCCTGTTGGCGCTCGGAGGATTTGGTGAGGAAAGCTACACAGTGCTGCACTGGCCAGAGCTTCTGCCAGGGGACCCGAAGGCGGAGGCGGAGACAGCACTGCTGCAGCAACAGATTGGTGTCAGTCAGGATACGTTGCTGGAGCGGATGGGATTCAATCCGGAGTTGGAGCGCCAGAAGCGGGAAGTGGGGAGTCAGCAGATGGGGGAGCAGGTGCTCACGGCATTTGAGCGAGGTGAATAGGTAGTGAATATCGAGTTTATTGAGTTTAGTTCGCGTCCACTTACCGTTGGGGAATTTCTGGATATCCAAACCGTAGCGAGGAACAATGACATCAGTCGCCTGATTGATATCGTGATGTCACGAATAGTTGCTCCGTGCATAACACGTGAGGATCTGCTGGGTCTGACGCTGGAACAGTTGGTGGTTTTATTTAACCGGATGATTGTGGTGTCAACGACGACTACTACTGTACCAGCGGTCTTCGCTGACGCATTTTCTGACAATCATAAGGAATAGCTAGTGCCCGATCTCTTCGACATCGCCGAACAGCACAGACGCCAACTGCTCCAGCGTGAGCGCCGAGCCGCCAGCGAGATGGTGCGTGCCTACGGTGAGGCCTGGAAGCGCATCAAGGCGCGGCTCGACGATCTCAGTGAGCAGATTGCCCAGGCGAGAGCGCGTGGTGAGGACGTCTCCCCCTCCTGGTTATTCCAGTTCGAGCGGTTGCAGGTGCTACAGCGCCAGGTCGAAGCCGAGATTCGCGAATTCGCGCGCTTCGCCGAGACTCGTATCATTGCCGAGCAGGCGGAGGCTGTACGG